CAGCGCCCTGTGTTGCAAATGAGTTTATTGCCATTACAGATGGTGCTGTTGCCGCCATAGCCGCCGCTAGTGCCGCTGGTGCAATCGAAGGTCCGACTATTGGAATTGCCGCTGTAGCCGCATATGCCGCCAAACCTGCTTGTTGTTGTGTTGCCGCCGCATTAGCCATCATAGCCGCCGCGCCACTCATTGCCGCTGTTTTAGATAATGCTTTGCTAACTAAAAACTGTGTAAGTTGTTCAGCCGCCATTGCTCCTAATGCCGCTATTTGTGAGCGTGCCATATCCTTAAATATATCACTAACAACACTTTTTAATCCTTGCCCATCCATAATTATCTTTTCAAACGCACTACCAAAACCACTTTCAAAGCTTTCTATACCTGCTTTTGTTACATCATTAAAAGTTGTCATTGTAGTTTGAGCTTGCATTAACCACGTCGCCCAATATAACTCATTCTCAGAAAGTGCTGCGATAGTCTGGTCACGTTGCATTTGTAATAGTTCTTCATTCATACGTGCTTCTGATTCTAATATTAATGCTTTACGTTGCTCTTGTGATAATACCGTATTCTCATTTATTATTATACGTCGTCTTTCATGGCTCTTAATTATCAACTGTTCTTCATTTAATAGTCTATCTAACAATCTATCAGCGTCATCTTGCTGTTTGTTAAATTCATCTATTGCTTTGTTTTGGCTAGTTAATAATGCTTTATATGCACTATCATACGCACGCATTTCATCTTCGAATGCTTTTGCTCTTTCTTGTGCAGCTTTCTTTGTTGCGTCAGTTCTTGCTTTTTCATCTTTAATGGCTTGCCTTAACCTTAATATTTCTTGTATTTCAGCTTCTTCTGTTATTCCTTTTAACTTTAATAATTCTCTTTCTTGGTTTGTTGCTACTAAAAATTGTTCATTTAATGATTGTATTAACTTTTGACCAATGCTTAATGACTGCTTATCTAAATCAATCGTGTTATTTTTAAATGCATTAAATTCTTCTAGTGCTAATGATTGGTCACGTATGCTTTTAGCAACACGTTGTAATGCCGTATTGGCTTTATTACCTTGTTTAGCTAATATATTATCAAATAATTCTGTAGCGGCTCTACCAGCACCTTCTTCACCAGATTTAAGTTTATCATATGCACTTGACAATGCTATAACATCATCTCTGCTTATTTTAAATTTCTTACTAACTTTAGCTAAATCATCTTCATACGCACGACTTGCTTGACCTGATTCTGCATAAACTTTATTAAGTCCTTCAAAATCACTGCTAAATACTGCTTGACTAACAGCAAACTTTTTAAAGTCTTTAGTTAAGTTTTTAAGTGCACTACGATATCCTTTAAATGCATCAATATTTGCAATAGTTAAGGTGAGGTCTGCAACTTCACCAAATTGTTGTTTTAATGTATCTAAACTGCCAGCTAGTTCAACAACGCCTTGCTCATTTATTTTAAATACTTCAGTTAATTCTTCTGATAATTTATTAAGCTTTTTTAAACTTAAATTAGCATCAAGTAACATAGGTATCATAACAGAACCTATTGCCGCAGATATACCAACGATTGCACCTAATAATGGTGTGCCTAACACAAAACCTAAGTCAGCCGCTTGCACACCAACAGCACGCATTGGGTTTTGCCCCATAGCAATTTGACCTGCCATTTGCTCAAACTGTATACCAGCCATAGCCGCTTTACGACCAAATTGTGCACTAGCTTTACCTGCGCCATTTATTCCTTTGACTTTGCCAATTTGGCCATCAACAGTTTGTGTAACTTTTCCTAATGCTTTTAATTGCTTTTTAGCATTTTCTATATTTTTTGTATCAACTTCAAATACTAATGTTGCGATTTCGGTGGCCATCTTTGTAACTCCTCACCCATATAACGGGTTAACTTCATAATAGCTTCGACTTCCCAAGGGCTTAATGAAATGCCTGTCATTGTTACGTATGAAGCAAGTTCAGTATAGCTTGCTTGTGTTAATTCGCAAAACAGTATCCATATTGCTTGTGCTTCTGACCTTAACTTTGGTGCGTTAGTTAATTCTTTAGGCGTTTTGCCTGTGCTTTTTTCTACTTGTTTTAATGTTTCGTAGCGACTAATTTCTGAACCTTTTGGCCTTTGTTGCATATAGTTTGACCATCTGCCAAAGCTTACAAAGTCATCAATTAGTCTTGCGTAAAATTTTCGTTATTACTTACAAAGCTTAATAGTTGCTTTACTACATCAGGTGCTTGTTCATATAATTGTTTAGCTTTTTTAGCTGTAAACTTAACTTCTTTACCATTATCAACTAAACCACGCCAGCCTAATGTAACATCAACTAATGCATCAATATCCATAGCATCAAAGTCAATATCCATATCATCATATGTTTGTCCTTCTTCCATATTAGCGCGTGCATTAATTATTGCACTTGTTTGCTTTTTTTTAGCTTTACGCCATATTTTAGAGTCGGAACCGCATATTTTTATATAAAAGTCTGTTGGCTTATTTGTAATGGGGTCAAGTATATTACACTCAGCCCCATTCTCATGCCTATCAACTGTTGCTAATTTATTAAATTCCATTAAGCATCAGCCCTTGTAATTTTAATTTGTGATGCATCACTTGTATTATATAATGCTACAAATTCCATACTAATTGTTATAGCACCTTCACCCGATACATCTGGCTGACCACTATTATACTTAACACGCGGTAAGTCAATAGTATAAGAATTGCCATCAAGGTCTGTTAACACTAGCTGTATTGTGCTTTCGGTTTCATTTAAGAACTTCTCATATAATGTTTTATCCTCGAAGTATGTTGTAAGCGTACCAGTTAGTCGTGATTTACCAATTGATGGTCGTTGTGTAGTTTGGCTACCAACTGCAAATAATGGCTCTATGCCATTTTCTAAGCTCATTTCAATAGAAGTAACTGTTGCGATTGCTGAACCACCTTCTTGTATTGAACCTGTAAAACTATCGAATGGCTTGTTAGTGCTATCAGCCGCATAAGATGAACCTGTTATTGCTGATGTGCCAATAGATAAATTCTGACCAATTACACCAAAGCTCGCTTCAACCATTGCATTAGGTGCTACAGTTAAGCTTAATGTGTTAAACTCACAACCTGTATTTCTATGCCACTCTGGTGCAGTTAAATCTGCAAACTTACGCTCGATAGTAAATGAACGTCGTGTTGTACCTGCTTTTAATACATTAGTATTCCAAGTTCCACACAAGACGGCTTCTAATATATCATCAAAAGCTTCATATTCTAGCTCTGCTGTTACATCACCACTGATTGACTTGTTACCATGTCTAAAGTCCTCAACTTGTCTATCACCACGTAGTTTCTCACTTTCTACGCCATCTTTAGTAATACCAAGTGTGGTACCAGTATTGCCAAAAGGTTTAAATGAAGGTGTTGATGGTGTTGTGCCATATGTCGTTTCCGCAATATAGGCAATGCTATGTTGTGCTCCGTTTGCTATAGTCATACTCTTGCTCCTGTGTATGTGTTTATATTTACGGAAACAGGAACGAAAAACCATGCCCCGTCGTTTATTGCAGGGCCGATACTAACCGACCTTATGCGCAATTTCAAATTATTATAAGTTAGCACTGTTCCACGTTTAAAATGGTCTGCTACATTATCTGTTAATGTTGACCTACCAGCACCACGCGGACTTACTATATCTATTTGATATATTGCCTGTGTTTCATCTTTACCATTAGCACCTAAACTAACTTGTAATGTATCTGATGGTAAAAAGTTAGCACGCAAATATGTTGAATTACCAGCTGGTTCATATGTTATATTAGGCCATGCAATATCATAACCACCTGATAATGTGCTTAATTGTGTATCAAGTGCGGCTTGCATATCATTAAAAAACGTACTCATGGTCTTTTAGCCTTTGCTTCAGTAATAGCTTGTGCATATTCTTGTAAGACTGTGCGAACTATGCCATTAGGTGCCTGTGTACTATGGCCAAATTCTAATTCCATTGCATAAGGCAAACTATTAGCCATGAAGAACACATTACCAGCTTCAAGGTCATCTACTTTCATTTTTAATCGTGTCATTGCTTCCATACCTGATGGGTCTGTTCCAGTTTGTCTGCTTGCATCTAATGTATTTATGCTTGACACCCAATTCATTCTAAATCTACCACCAACATAATTCTTTGGCGGTTTACCTGTTTTCTGGAATGATTTCCATAATCTGTAATTACCAACAGGACTGCGTTGTATAATTTTACTACCCATTGATAATATAGTGCCTTTTACTATTTCTTCTGACTCCACAACTAATCGTTCTACAATCATTTCAAAATCTTTTTTTGTAGTGCCTTTTTTTGCCTTGCCTTTGCTTTTACGTGCCATTACTTCCGTACCTGCAAGTTAGCCGCAACGACATCACTGCCATTTGGTCTTATCTCATTAACTCTAATAACTTTAAATATGTCAGAGCCGATTACAACAGTATCATTTATTTCGTAGGTATAACCTTCAGCCAACATACGTCTATCGCCCTGTAGCACTGTTTCAGAGCTTCTATCAGCGTCACTATAGTCAAACACACAAGCATACTTCTTATATGTTGCCGTCGTCTGTGCTACTGCACCTGTAGCTGGATTATATGCGCCGTCTGTTGTACGTGTAAACGTAAATTCATCACCAAATCTAGTAATTAGTGCTTCTGCTGACTTAGTGATTGGCGAATAATTATATGCCATGTTTATGCACGCATGACTGTGTTAGGTGATTGTACTAACTTTCTCAAAGCTCTTGTTAATGCAGGTGTCTGTCTTTGTTGCCCTGCTGTATCTTTATATGTGATAGATATAACATCAACGCTTTCACTAACAACTTGTCTGTCAATTGGGTCTTGCTTACTATCACCATCAATAACTGTCTTAACAGCCTCATATACTGCCACTTTAAGTTCATTTGGTATTGTACTTGCATCTAATCCAAAGCCATCAATAACTACATTCACTCTAGGCCACTGTAATGATTGTGTTTCTGTTTCCTTGAAGCCTATAAAGCTTAAGTCCTCAATGTAATCCATTGCACGCAAGATATATGCATTAACATGATTGTCACTACTATAGTTTATATTTCTTGCATCTGCCCAAGCCTTAAACTCTGCTAGGCTAACGTATGTATTAGCATTTGCAACGCGACTTCCATCTTCAACAATAAGTGTCATTGCTTAAGCCTTTTCGTATCCGCCTAAGCGATAGTTTTCTACTTCTGCTGGGTGTACGTCTGCGGTCTTGCCGTCTTTGCGTACCATTTTAACTGTTTTAGCCAATTTAGGCTTGGCAATCTTCTTTGCGGGTTTCTTCTTAAATGCCATTTTTGTTTACCTCGCTATGTTATATGTGAATAAAGGGACGGCAAATGCCGCCCCCTGTCATCAGTCTCGTTTAACCGAGTAGTGTTGCTATGAAGTCTGGCTTCCAAGCTTTTACGCCCCAAGCTACGGCAACTTCAATCATTGCCTTGCGATATCCTTTGTACATACGTACTTCGAATACCATGCCTGAGTGTGGGTCTTGTACCAAGATAGCATCGTCTGCTGTGTCTCCACCTTCTGGTACAGCAGGTGCTCTAACAGCTAATTCTAACGCACGTCTGTGCATTGCAATGTTTGCTGTATATGAGTTACCAACTGAAATAGCGGCATTGTCTGCGGCGGCTGAACGTAGTCCAGTTTTACCAATAGAGAATGAACCACCTGAAAGCGCAGTGTTTACGCAATACTTATTGCTGTCACCATTGATTGTTATGATGTCACCTTTAAGGATTGTACCTGAACCACCATCTGCCGCGATTGATGTATCGCCAATAGCAGAAGAAGCATCGTTTACAAGATAGCTTGAACCAGTGCCTTTAGTGTGTGATTGCACTTGTGCTGACTCACGCATTGCAAGACCTTGTAGGTCAAGTAATACACCTTGTCTTAGCAAATCACTAGAGCCTGCGTCTGAAACGCTTTGTAGTGTAGCTAGCTGACGTAGGTTTGTACCTGCAACTGAGTTCATTATAAGTGAACACTGTCCGTCGTTTGATGGCATACCATTGTCAACTAAGATTTGTCGTATTTCAGCTACGTCACCAAAGTTAGAACCGAATGGTGTAGTTCCTGCTGTACCGAAGGCACGTGAAGCATTCTGATAAGCTTCTGTTGCAAGGTCTACTTCAATCTCGTTTGATAGTGTACGCATTGCTTGTACGAGCTGGTCGCCATAAACAGTTTCAAATCCAATACCATTGTTGAGGTGTCTTACATCTTCTCCTGTGTAAGGGATTTGTACTGCACGCGACTTAGAGATAGAAAGTGTTTTGCTATCTACAGTTTGGTCTGTTCCTTCTGGAATAGTCATGCTCTCTGCTACGTCTACGGCTGATGCTTCACGTGTAAAAGATGCACGAACTGTATCGCCTTTTGCAACGCGCTCTGAACCGTCTGCATTGATTGTTGAAGCAGGGATAAAGCCGACTAGCTCTCTACCTACTACGTCTGCGGCCTTATATATATCAGCCGCCAAGTTTGTTAATACGTTAGCCATTTGCGGCCTCCTATGTTAAATTAATCGTTGGTTATTTTGCCGCCTGACTTAATGTAATGTGCTCTCTGACCTTGAGACATACCATTAAAATCATTACGACTTATTATTTTAGAACGCTCAGCACTACTTTGCGACCTTGTGGCACTGCCACCCGATGATTGTGAACCATCAACTAGAAAAGGATAATTAGCTTTTATAGAACCTGTTAAGTCCTCCAGTGTTGATACAGTTAATGCACCAGACTGGTCTGTCACCCTTAATTCGCCATCAACAATAGTAAGCCTCTGGCTTATCTGCTGTTGTAACAATTCTGCTCTGCCAGTATCTTTTGTCAATCCACTAGCTATTTTACCTGCTTCACCACTGATACGACTTTTCGTAATATCAGCATTCATCTTTTCAATCGTTCCGCGCAATGTGTCTGCTTCCGACTTCTGCGCTTCGAACAACTGTTTATAATCGTTCTCTGCCTTTGCCTTGCTTTCGGCTTGGGCTTTTGCTTCGGCTTGAGCTTGCTCACGCTCTTGTTGCGCTCGCTTCTTTTCACCTAATAATTCATCAACTTTAGACT